GCCGGGCTTGTGTGCGAGATCGAGGGCGGCACGTGGTCGGGCGGCAGGCATACGCGCGGCAGCGGCTTTCGCAAGGATTGCGAGAAGTACAACCTGGCGGTCGAGCATGGGTATGCGGTTCTGCGGTACACGTCCGATATGGTGAAGAACGGCCTCGCAGCGGAGCAAGTGAGACGGTATCTGACCAATACGTGCGCTGAGACGCAGCCAGAGGCTCTGTGAGGCGTTTATGAACTGTCCGCAATGCCAAGGTAGGTCAGAAGTAACGCACACTCAGAGGCGATCTGAGAGCGTTCTGCGCAACCGTCGGTGTAAAGTTTGCGAATACAAGTTTGACACGCTTGAATCGTTTCACGTGGAACGAAAAAGTGTACAAAGAAAACAGGTCAAATTGACCAAATCGACAGCCTCGAAGCAGGTACAATTACGCGTCCAACAGGAGCCGATGAAGGAGCGTGATTACCCGGACGAGTACTGGGTAGTCGATGACATGGAAGAGGTGCGAGACGTGCTGAGAGAGATGGGAGTGGATGACTATGTCGGGTAGACCAAAGCTACGCGAAGCAATGCGCAAGCTAGAGGATCAGGGCGAGGATGCGTTGTTCGATCAATTGGCAAGCGGCATGACTATGAACGCTCTGGTGAAGCAGGTCGGTGTGAGCAAGCGCGTCTGGTACAAGTGGCTGAGATCGACTGAAGGCAGAGAGGAGCGTTACTACTCAGCGAGGCGTAAATGGGCTGACACGTTGGCAGAGGAGACGCTCGATATTGCTGACGGAGCAATCGATGCCCATGACGCTCAGGTGCGCAAGCTACGCATCGACACGCGCAAGTGGCTTGCTGCTCGTGCGAACCCGGATAACTGGGGCGATCGCCGAGATCCGCTGGTGTCCATCAACGTCCAAGACCAACATCTCGGCGCCTTGCGAGAACTGATAGCGCCAGACAATTCGGTCGTTTCTGAGCAGTGATACTCGCGCTCTCACGCAGTGAGAGAGGCGGATTCATGCGCGCGCGGGACCGCTTATTTAACATAATATCGGCCGTTCAGAGCTCAGATAACGCCCAAATAACAGCGTTAACACGCCGTTACATAACAGCACTGTTATAAAATACAGCAAAAACAATGACTTACGTCGCATAGAACGGGATGGGAGGGGGTATCGAGGTCCGAGCTCGCTCCCAGGCGCTCAGACCCCCCCCTTCGCACCTTGCCGGGGGAGGGGGAGTGGTAGTTAAACCCGCACGCACCAAAAAAATTTTTGAAATTTTCCGCGAGCAAAAAAAAGGCCCGCTGGCGCGGGCCTAGCTGGCTCTTCTGGGGAGGAGGGGTCGCCAGCTTATTTTTTCTTGGCGGTCTTCTTGGCCTGCCGGAACGCCTTCGCCGTAGGCGCGCCCTTGCTGCCCGGCTTACGCATTTTCTCTTTCGAGCCTGCCTTGATCCGTTTCCGCTTCGCGTGGATGTTCGCGTACAAACCTTTCGCCATCATGATCTCCTTGATTTAGTGCCGCTACACTTCCAGCGCTTTCGCGACAATCGGAGCGGGCTGTTGGGGTTCTTCGCCGCCTTCGGCGACCGCTTCATCTGGCCGGCGCTCCGCGCGCAGTAGGCGTCGCCTTTCTTAGTGCCGGCGCGCACCCGCGGCCCGCCGTCCTTGGCGCGGCCGGCCTGGCCGTACGACACCTTCTTGCCGGATGCCGTGACCTTGACCCGCGCCTTTCCTTTCCTTGGTTCTGCCATTACTTCGGCGGATACGAGGGCTTAGGCGATCCCACTCGAATGCCGCCTACCATCGATGCGTGTTTATTTTTTTTGTTGCTGCCTGCGTGCTTAACAGGCGCCTTGTGGCCATACTTCTGCATATCTGCGTCTCCAAAAGCCTAATAGATTAATCGATAAAAAAAATTAAAATAATGTCTACTAAAGGTATACAACTGTAACAGCGTTTGATAAGGTTCCTTTGTTACTGAGAGTTAACAACGAAAACAAAGGAGCGACAACGATGGCATACGTAGATGCAGAGAAAAAAGCAGAGTTAGCACCAGCAATCAAAGCAGTGCTCAAGAAGTACGACATGAAAGGCACGATCAGCGTGCGCAACCACATGACGCTGGTTGTAAAAATCAAATCCGGCGCGATCGACTTTGCGCCTTTTCATCGAGACCCTTGGGACTACCAGGTCAACGATTACCACATCGAAACCAACTACTACGGTGTGGCGCGCGATTTCCTGCTAGAGCTCAAGGCCGCAATGCAAGGCGAGAAGTGGTTCTGTGAAGACGACGTGATGACCGACTACTTCCATCGGTCGCACTACATCGACATTTATGTCGGTCACTACGACAAGCCTTACGTCTGCAACAAATCAAAGGAGGCCGCGTAAGCGGCCGGAGGAGCGAGCATGATGGAAGTGCAGATTTGGACTAAGCCAGAGTTAAAAAACTGGTGGGGAATTTTCCCCGCCGACCAACGTCGCAAGGCTATCGGATGGATTCGCCGCGAAACTAATGTTCCAGGCAAACCTTACATGGTCAAAATCTACGGCGCTGAGTTCGACAGTCAAGGCATCTTGCCCGGTACAAAGACTGACTGCCGAGTGTTTAGCACGATCAATAAGGCGAAAGCCTTTGTTAAAGATTACTTTGGAGAGCGAGCATGAGAATACGAAGCATTCGAGGCGAGTACCGCAAGCGCCGCCAGGTGCAGGAGCAAGCAGAAAGGAGAGCGCGCATGATCTACGGATACACCCGCGTAAGCACAGAAGAGCAAGCCGACGGCACGTCCCTCGCAACGCAGCGCACCATGATTCAGGGCGTTGCTCTCGCGAGTCAACTGCCTACCGACATAACGTACCTCGCCGACCCCGGGGTGAGCGGGAGCGTGCCGTTCTTCAGTCGCCCGGCTGTCGCGACTCTCGATATCCAGCCCGGCGACATCATTATTTGCAGCGCCCTCGATCGGTTCAGCCGCGACGCGCGCGATTGCCTCAACACGATCCACGAGCTCAAAGAGCTCGGAGTGCGTTTGTTCTTGAATGGCCACGGCGACGTGACCGACGAGGGCAACGTCACGGCGCGCCTCATGCTCGAAATCATGGCAGCGTTCGCGGGCCACGAGCGCCGCGTGATCAAGGAGCGCACCACGCGCGGCCGGCGCGCGAAGCGCGAGCGGGGCGGCTTTATCGGCGGCGAAGCGCCTTGGGGCTGCGCCATTCAAGGCGAGGGCAAAGACGCGATCGTCGTTGAGCTCCCGCAGCGCCGCGAGGCGCTCGGCAAAATGCGCGAGCTCCGCGACGCAGGAAAAAGCTATCGCGACATAGCGCAACTCATTTCCACGCAATACAATCTCGCCACCTCTCACATGAAAGTTAAGCGAGCATTGGATGCCGAAAGCATCGCCCCCTAATCCCTACATCGATTTCCTCAAGCGCTACCGGCATGACCCGGTGGCGTTTGTGGAGCACGTTCTCAAGGTCAAAGTACAGCCCTGGCAGGCGGAGCTCTTGCAAGCCGTGCAGGACGGCGAGCGGCGCATCTCGATCCGCTCTGGCCACGGGGTGGGCAAATCGACAGCCGCCGCATGGACCATGCTTTGGTACTTGATCACTCGATACCCGGTGAAGATTGTTGTCACGGCGCCGACCAGCGCGCAGCTATTCGACGCGCTATTTGCCGAGCTCAAGCGCTGGATTAACGAGCTGCCGATGGCCCTCAAAGACATCCTCGAAGTGAAGAGCGATCGCGTGAGCCATAAATCGGCGCCAAGCGAATGCTTTATTTCTGCTCGAACTAGCCGTGCCGAGACGCCAGAAGCGCTGCAGGGCGTGCATGCCGATAACGTGTTGCTGATCTGCGATGAGGCGTCGGGGATTCCCGAGCAGGTGTTCGAGGCCGCAGCCGGATCGATGTCGGGCGAGAATGCCTGCACGATCCTACTCGGCAACCCAACTCGATCGAGCGGATTCTTTTTCGACACGCATCACACGCAAGCCGGCGAGTGGTGGACGCGGAAAGTGAGCTGCGCTGATTCGCCGATGGTGAGCGACCAGTACGTCGATGAGATGAAGGTGCGTTACGGGGAAGAGAGTAATGCGTTTCGCGTTCGCGTGTTGGGAGAGTTCCCTGCCCGCGACGATGACACGGTCATTCCGCTAGAGCTCGTTGAGAGCGCGCAGGTGCGCGACATCGAGATTAGCGATGACGAGCCGATCATCTGGGGGCTTGACGTTGCGCGATTCGGTAACGCCGCGAGCGTGCTCTGTAAGCGCCAGGGGCGCAAGATTTTAGCCATGCAGGATTGGCGGGGCCTCGACCTAATGCAGCTCACAGGTGCTGTGGTCGCCGAGTATGAGAGCTGTCAGCCCAGACAAGAGCCCATGCAGATTTGTGTGGACTCGATCGGCGTAGGGGGCGGCGTTTGTGACCGATTGCGCGAGCTCGGCCTGCCGGCCGTCGGCATTAACACTGCAGAAAGTCCAGCCCTGCGCGGTACGTATATGAACCTTCGAGCGGAGCTCTGGTTCAAGCTAAAAGCCTGGCTAGAGGCGCGTGACGTGAACATGCCAAAGGACGATTTACTCCTCGCGGAGCTCGTCGCTGTCAAATATAAGTTCACAAGTGCTGGCAAGCTGCAGATCGAAAGTAAGGATGAAATGCGGCGGCGGGGAATGGCAAGCCCCGACCGCGCAGACGCCGTCTGCCTTACGTTTGCGACTGAAGCTGCGACTGTGATCAAGGGCGGTTCGATGGCCAGCAACTGGCAGAAGCCTATCCGCCGGAACCTATCGGTCGTATAAAAAAAGTTACAAGTGTAAACTTACGCAACTCATTTTCGTTTGCGACAATTGAGCGTACCTATTTGCCCATATATGGGAGCGCTCAATGGCAATGACCCAAAACCCAAAGCCCTACCGCAACGGCCCTGGCGGCCACCGCGACGCCGCAGCCGACATCGTGATTATGCTCGGCATCGCTGACAAGAAGAAAAAGAAAGCCAAAAAGAAGAAGTAAATGGGGCTTTTCGATTACTTCTCTGAGCTCGCGCAGCGCGCCGCAGAAAGAGAGTTAGATCGGCAGCGGATTATGGGCGAGCAGACGCGCGCCTTCGTCGATCAATACACTCCCTCTCAAGCCCAGGCGGCGTATCTTGCTGGCTCGATGGCTCCAGCAGCCGCGACGGCCGATGCTGCCGGACAGATGGCCCCGTTCCCGCCGGCAGACCTGCCGTTGGAGCAACTCCCCCAATACATGCAAAACGCGCAACCAATGCCCAGCATGCAGCAGAATCTGCAGCAGGGTAATTTCCTAGATGCCGGTTTGCAGGGCGTCGGGTTGTTGGGAGATGCGTTAACCCTCGCGGGTATTGGCGTGCCATTGAAGGCGCTGTCGAAGACAGGCCAAGCCATGCGTCAATCGACCAACCTGCTTGAGCCTAGCGACGTACCTCGCCTGCAGTTTACGGGCGATAGTGCGCCACAGCAGCTCGCTGAGGGCACCAGCCGTCAGTTCAGCACCACAGGTAAGTATCGAGGCGCTCCTGCAGATATTAAGTCTCCTGCGAAGCTGGCAGCTATGCAGCGCAAGCTCAGAGATTACGCTGAGAAGGGCGCTGATTATCGCTTGTGGTACGAGCAAACGAACGACGCTATCAAGCAACAAACCGCCGGCCGTCCAGGCAGACAAGATCAATACGCGGCGACGGCCGCAATCACTAGCCAGGGCACGAGTGTGCCGGCTAACGCCACGATGGCCATGAAGGGCTACAACCAGGCGATAGTCGGTGACGATATTGCAACTGGCAGATTCCCTTCATCGATGGGGCCGGCCATTCAAGACGTGTTTAGCGGAACGTCTGCGCCTCTCGGGCCTAAGCGCGAGCCCTTCTACGAGGCGCTCAACCAGGAAGCTGGACGCGCGAGGCAAACGAACGACATTCGGCAGGCCCGCGCATTCGGCTACAAGAACCCAGACGGCAGCACATTCGATGGCGGGCTAAGCGAAGCGCAGCATCGATTCATGGATGAGGAAACAGCCAAGCTGGTCGAGTTCGCGCGCAAAAATAAATTAGGCGGTCATGACGATTGGAATGCAGACCGAGTGCAGGCCGCTATCTGGATTGCACAAAAGGCAGAGGAAGAGGGCACATCGATCGCTGAAGCGGGGCGCATGTTCCAAGACTTTACGCCGCAAGCAATGATCAGAACTGAGGCGGCTCCCTCGGCCTCTCTGGGTCATCTGGGCGGTCTTTTAGATGAGAACAATGCACAGGCATTAAGAGACTTCAGCGCCCTGCAGGATGAAGCCATGCTCACGCCAGGCGGTCTTGATTTTATGACCGCGCAGTCTGGCGCGATGACCTCGCCAGCGTACTCCGGCCCTGGCGCCTATATGGGCCAAAGCAATCCCGGCGTCGGCATTCCTGTGTCGGTGGGCAAATCTACAGAAACCGTTGTTGACCCTGTGTCTGGCAAGGGTATCGAAGCATCGATTATGGACCCCGCGAGCCGGAAGGTTGTCGAAGCCTCTGCAGCCATGCAGGGCTTGCTGAGAGCGCAAGACACTGTCGGCTACACATCGATAACCAAGGCACCGAACGCTGCCTCTCGCAATGCGCTAGAGGTCAATCTTGGTCAGACCATATCGCCCGAGCAAATCGTTCGACTAGAGAAAGCGATCAATGAGGAGTTCGGTGAAGGGCTGTTGATACCGCTCCACACGCGCAACGGAGTGTCGATCATCGCTGCCGGCCCTGACGAGCTCAAGACTCTAGTCGGGGATACAGCGCCCAAGAAAACGCCTCAGTGGCAGAAGCGTCTTAACTCGCTGGTTCGTAATGAGCTCTCACCAGAAAGCACTGACTGGGGATTGAATACGGGCGACCTGGTTGGCGATACAGAAAATTGGACATACACCCCAAGCAGGTACTTGGCGCCGCTCGAAGAGGTCGGGCCAGAAATGCGTGGGTTGCTTGATGCCGGAGCGAAAAAGATTTCGCCCGTTTTAGAAAAGCTTGACTCGGAGCTGGTCAAAGAATTCCCTGCAGCGGGTGAGCGCAGTGTGATTGTTACTCGTGTTCGTCAGGCTCTTGCTGAGAAGGGAATTGCAGGGGTTCGGGAGCTGGTGGATAAGGGATTAGTCCCTGCTTTTGCGCTAGGCGTTCTTCTTGGCGCGCAAGCTCTTCCGTCAGCCACTGAAGATCAGCGTCCCACATCTTTGATCTGATGCGCTCGAACTTTTCAGGAATGGATGCAAGCCGACGCCGACCAAAGTCGGTGTTCGGATCGAAATACTGGGCAGGAGTTAGCTTGCTCATACAAGGAATTATAGCATGAGTGATGCTTACCAAGATATTGATGACGAGCAGTTCATCGATGAAGACCCCGGCATGGATGAAGAGCAGATCGAATCGATCGCGCGTCTAGCGATTGAGGACGCTGTTGATTTTATCGATAACACGGTCAGCCCTGGTCGCGCAGAAGCCGCCGAGTATTACAACGGCGAGCCATTCGGCAATGAGCAAGAAGGTCGCTCAACTGCGATGACGATGGACGTGCGCGATACCGTGCAAGCCATGCTCCCGAGTTTGATGCGCGTCTTCTGCGGCAGCGATCACGTTGTCGAGTACGCGCCTACCGGGCCAGAAGATGTTGAGGTCGCGAAGCAAGCGACCGACTACGTGAACTACGTGCTTAACCAAGACCAAGACGAGGCGTTTGTATCGATCATGTACCAGTGCTTTAAGGACGCGCTCGTAAAGGGCAGCGGGTTCCTTAAGTACTACTGGGATGAGTCTGACGAGGTTAAGACCTACGAATTGAAAGGACTCGATGACCAGGCGTTAGCTGCGTTAAACGCAGACCCCAACATCGAAGTCAGAATGCTATCTAGCAGCGCGAGCAACGACGCGGTCGATTCGCAAACTGGTCAGCCGCAAGTGCTACATGACGTTAGTGTCATTCACCGAACGGTGAGAGGCAAAGTCAAAGTAGCGGCGGTGCCACCCGAGGAGATTCTCGTCTCGCGTCACGCTCGCTCCTTTGCGGATGCGGATCTCATCGGACACCGCCGCTACGCCACCGTTAGCGAGCTTGTCGAAATGGGTTATGACTTCGACACCGTAAGCAACTTTCAAACAGAAGACGATGACTTCACGCTCTACAACGTCGAAGCGCGCGAGCGCATGTTGAGCGAACAAGATAATCGCGACTATTCCGATGACCCTGCGCGTCGCCGCGTTTTGTACGTCGAGGCGTTTATGCAAATCGACGTTGACGGCGATGGCATTGCTGAACTGCGCAAGCTGTGCTGCATGGGGCCGAACTACGAGGTCATGAGAAACGAGCCAGCCGATGATATTCCTTTTGCGCATTTCTGCCCTGATCCCGAGCCGCATGCGTTCTTTGGTATGTCGATCGCGGATCTCACGATGGACATCCAGCGAATCAAATCGGCAGTGCTACGTGCGAGCCTCGATAGTCTTGCTATGTCTACTCATCCAAGAGTCGGCATTGTAGAAGGCCAGGCATCACTCGAAGACGTGATGAACGTCGAAGCCGGCGGCATCATCCGCATGCGCAACCCTGGCGCCGTTGTTCCGTTCACGTTGCCTTACGTTGGTCAGTCGGCATTCCCGATGATGGAGTATCTCGACCAACTGAAAGAGAACCGCACCGGGATCTCAAAAGCCGCCGATGGTCTAGCGCCAGAGCAATTGCAATCGAGCACGCTCATGGCAGTCCAGCAGACGATTGCAGCCGCGCAGCAACGCATTGAGATGATTAGTCGCCTCTTTGCGGAAAACGGCATGACGCGCCTCTACAAAGGGCTGCTTAGGCTAATCATCCAGTATCAAGATCAGCCGCGCATGATTCGCTTGCGCAATCAGTTTGTGCCGATGTCGCCCGACGTTTGGAACGCAGAAATGGACGTGGTGAGTAACGTCCACCTCGGCCGCGGGTCTGACCAAGAGCGCATGGGCATGCTGCAGCAGGTCGCTCAGAAGCAAGAAATGATCATGCAGCAACTCGGCCCGCAGAACCCGATGGTCAGCCCGACCAACTACTACGCGACGCTCACGCAAATGCTAGAGCTCGCCGGGTTCAAGGACATCAACAGGTTTTTCATGGACCCAACGCAAGCCATGCAGCAGATGCAGGCCCAGGCGCAACAGCAAGAGCAGCAGCCTGATCCGAACCAGCAACTGATCCAACTGCAAATGCAGGCGCTCCAGGTCGATATTCAGAAGAAGCAAGCCGAGCTCGAACTAGAGCGCGAGAAGATGATGCGCGAAGACGATCGGCGCCGAGACAAAGACGAGGCCGACATGGTCTTGAAGGCGGCAGAGCTCGAAGCGCGTTACGGCGCCCAGGTGAACATCGCCGAGATCAAGGCGAACGCCGATCGAGATCGTGAGGTAGTGAGACAAATCGCGGGTGCGGTGAATGGCCAAGTCTGAGCACCAGTACCTGGAGAACATTCAGCGAATGTTCGATGACCCCGACTTTCAGACTTTGACTGACAGGGTGAAGTACGAATTTTTTGAAGCGTGGCAACGTGAGCGCAAACCCGACGAGCGGGAACGAATTCACGCGAAATTACAAGCACTCGACCAACTGATCAATGCCATGAGGGCGGCGGCAGACTCGATTGCTTTTGAAAAGCAAAGGAGCAACTGAAATCATGAGTGATAGAATTGAAGGCGAAGAATCTCCAGATCTGGGGATTTCTTCAGCGCAAAGCGCCATATTGGATATGTTGTCCCCCTCGGAAGAGGATACGGCAGAAGATTCAGAAGAGCGCGTTGACGAGTTCTCGGAAGAGGGCGAGGTCTTAGATGAGGCTGCGGAAGAGTACACCGATGAGGAGCTCGAAGCAGATGAAGAAGAGATCGATCTGGATGATGATGAACAAGAGCCAGACGAGTTAGAGACAGACGGCCAGACTTTCACCGTTAAGGTCAACGGAGAGGAAGTCGAGGTCGGACTAGACGAGCTCAAGGCAGGCTACTCACGTCAATCAGACTACACAAAGAAGTCGCAAGCATTATCGGAAGAACGTAAATCGTTCGAGCAAGACCGAGATGCTGTGTTACTCGAGCGACAGCAATACGCCCAACTTCTCGGGGCACTGCAGCAACAATTGAACGGACTGGATGAGCCCGCCCCGGACTTCGACAAGATGTATGACGAAGATCCGATCGAGGCGACGCGCGTCGAACGCCAATGGCAACAGCGGCAAGCTGCCAAGCAACAGAAAATGCACGCGATACAACTCGAACAGCAGAGAGTGGAAGAGGCTAATCGACAGTATCAGATGCAGGCTATGCAGCAGGTCTTAGCCGAGGAAGTACAACGACTTCCTGACGTGATTCCTGAATGGAAGAACGAGGATGTTGCGGCGAAAGAGCGCGAAGAGCTCCGTGAGTACTTGATTAACTCGGGTGTTGCAGAAGAAGAATTGCAAGCTCTAGTTCGCGCAAACCACATCAAGGTTCTGCGTAAGGCGATGCTCTACGACAGAGGCCAGAAGCGCGTCAAGCGCGCAACGAAAGACGGCCGTCGATCCAAAGTGGTTAGACCTGGCAGCAGCCAGGCGCAAGCCAAGCCCAGTTCAAGGAAGCAGAAGTCAGCTCGTCAACGTCTTGCACGGAGTGGTCGCATGGATGACGCGGCCTCATTACTTGAATCGATGCTCTAAGGAATTAATCAATGGCTATCGTAACTAACACTTTCACGAAGTACTCTGCCGTCGGCATTCGTGAAGATCTGGCGAATGTGATTTTCAACATCTCGCCCCAAACGACACCTTTCGTGTCAAACATGACCAAGCGTCGCAACGTTTCTAACACTTTCTTCGAGTGGCAGACTGACTCGCTCGCGGCCGCAGCAGCTAACGCACAGATCGATGGTGATGATCTGTCTTCTTACACTGCAGTGACTGCGACTTCTCGACTCGGTAACTACACGCAGATCATGCGCAAGGACTTCATCATCGCTGACAACCTCGGCGGTGCATTAGACCTCGCTGGTCGCCGATCAGAGATTGCTTATCAACTCGCTAAGAAGGGCGACGAGCTCAAGCGCGACATGGAGTTCAACCTTTGTGGCGTGAACCAGGCAGCAGTGGCTGGTAACAACACAACTGCTCGCAAGACTGCTTCTTTGTCTGCGTTCATCAAGACCAACACTTCGCGCGGCACAGGCGGTGCAGATCCCACAGTATCAAGCGGCGTAGTTAACGCTGCCGCTACTGACGGTACGCAGCGCGCCATCACCGAAACCCTGCTTAAGACTGTATTGCAATCAGTATGGTCAGAAGGCGGTGAGCCCAAGATGGCAATGGTTGGTCCTCACGTTAAGACTGTGATCTCTGGCTTTGCTGGTATCGCGGCTCAGCGTTACATGGCGCCTTCTGATTCACCCACCACCATCATCGGTGCGGCTGACGTTTACATGAGTGACTTCGGATCTGTACAGATTGTGCCTTCTCGTTTCTCACGAGCACGCGACTGCTACATCGTTGATCCCGATATGTGCGAACTGGCTACGCTGCGTCCTATCCAGAGCGAAGAGCTCGCTAAGACTGGTGACGCTACTAAATTCCTCCTGCTCGCAGAAGTCGGCCTCCAGGTCAACCAGGAAGCAGGTCTTGGTGTGGTAGCTGACTTGTCAACCAGCTAATAGGTGAAAGATGGAACATCGACGCACACTAAACATTGACGAGATCCTTGGCGCGCAGACTGATTTTGTCTACGAGTCTGGCGATTCATTGAAGGATGACAAGATCATCATCAGCGATTCGCAGGACGTGACAGCAATCATCGAAGCGAACAAGCGCTCAGCTAATGAAATCGACAAGCACCAAAAATATGGTGAGTGGTCGAAGGTGGCGTCGATCCCATTGAACCTGTACTACGACTTGAAACGGCAGGGCATCGTTGATGACCCTGCCCGTTTTAAGAAGTGGCTGAACGATTCTGACAATCGCTTTTTTAGGACGAGAGGAGGCCGCGTCTAGTGGCTGTAACGACCTATTCAGAATTGCAGGCTGCGGTCGCGGATTGGTTAAACCGCACCGACCTCACGTCGGCAATCACAGATTTTATTTCGCTCGCTGAGGCAGAGTTTCAGCGAACGATCCGTCATCGAAAGATGATCACTCGCAGCGATGCAACAATCGACAGCGAGTATTCGGCGACGCCGGCAGACTGGTATCAGAGCGTGTCGCTGGTTTTGAAAACAGACCCTGTGCATCCGCTTGAGTATGTAACGAACGAAGCGATGAACGAGCTCAAGAGCTCTAGTAGCGCGACGGGCAAGCCGAACTACTACACGCACGTTGGCACCGAGATCCAGGTATTTCCTGCGCCAGACGGCACGGGCTACACGGGCGAGCTCGTTTACTACGGGAAGATCGACCCGCTCACTGACAGCAACACGAGTAACTGGTTACTCGATATCGCGCCCGACATTTATCTCTACGGCACGCTAGTACAAAGCGCGCCTTACTTGCGCGATGACGAGCGCACTGGCGTGTGGGCATCGCTGTACCAAAAAGGAATTGAAGAGCTGATCGTTAGCGATCAGAGAACGCGCGGCCAGACGAGCGTGCGCATGAAGACGAGGGCATTGCAGTAATGGCATTCACTGATTACCTGGAAAACAAACTGGTCGCGCACACTTTCTCGAACACCGCGTACACGTCGCCCACCACGGTTTACGTGGCGCTCTACACGGTCGCACCGACCGACTCAACGTCGGGAACGGAAGTGAGCGGCGGCGCCTATGCGCGACAGAGCGCGGCGTTCACAACGACAGGCAACGCAGCAACCAACTCGGCAGCGATCGAGTACCCAACTGCGACTGCAAGCTACGGCACGGTTGTGGCTGTCGCGATTCTTGACGCATCGAGCGGCGGCAACATGCTGGCCTACGCAAGCCTTGCGTCAAACAAAACAATCGACACCGGGGACGTGTTTCGAATCCCGGCTGGTGACTTGGATATTACGCTCGACTAATGACGCAACCGACGGGCTTTGGATATGGTGCTTGGAGTGCTGGCAGATATGGCGAATGGTCATACAAAGACGCCTCCGCGAGTATCGCGGCGAGCTCAGCATTTGCTGCGGATAGCGAACGAGTCCGAGAAGGATCGGCTGCAGGAAGTAGTACGTCGAGCTTCACAAGTGCTGGGACGCGAGTACGAACTGGCAGCGCGACTGTCGCGGCAGCATCGACCTTCACAGCCTCCGCATCAAGAATCCAGTCAGCCTCTGCCGCAATCGCAGCCAGTTCAACATTCACCGCTGACAGCGAACGAATCCAAACCGGCAGCGCTAGTGCCACGAGCACGTCGAGCGTTACAGCGTCTGGTCAAATCGTTGCGGTGGGTGCTGCGACGATTACTGCCACATCTACCTTCACTGCCATCGGCGGAGAAGTGGAGCTCGGCGCTGCAAGTATCAGCGCTGTCAGCTCGGTTACTGCTAGTGGCGAGCTTAAGTGGAATCCACAAGGAGATGCATCGACAAGCTGGAGCGATCAGGCAGCGACTGCAGACACCTGGACAAATCAATCTGCAGCAAGTGATTCATGGAGCGGGCAATCGGCTGCGTCAACTACCTGGACAAATCAAACAAGCGCTTCGACGGATTGGTCGGAAGCTGCATAGGAGTTAGATAATGGCATCGACCTACGTTAACGACCTGCGAATCGAAGAACAGGCGACCGGCGAAAACAGCGGCACCTGGGGCACTAAGGTCAACTCAGCTTTTTCGCAAATCGCTGAGGCGTTCAGCTATGGCACCAAGCAGTTAGCGGCTGACTCGAACGAAACATTCACGATGCCCGACGGCACTAGCGACGGCACTCGATCGCTGTACTTGAAGATCACGTCTGCCGGTTCGCTTACTGCGACGCGCACCGTTACGCTCGGCCCTAATACCGTCAGCAAACTTTGGATTATTGAAAACGCTACAACCGGCTCCCAATCGATAACCATCGCCCAGGGTTCTGGCGGCACGGTCACAATCCCGACCGGCGCAGTGAAGATGGTTTACTCGGACGGCGCCGGGTCCGGCGCTGCCGTAGTGGATGCGTTAGTGGATTTAGATTTAACGGGCACTACAAAAATCGCGACCGCAAACATCGATGGCGGGTCTATCGACGGGACTACCATTGGCGCATCAACCGCTGCGGCCGGAACGTTTACGACAGGCCAGTTTGACACGTCTTTGAATGTAGACGGGACGGTGACTGCTGATGGTGGAACAATTGTTTCTACAGGTTCAGACGCTTTCTCGTCTAAAGCTGTAGGCGGCTATGCAATCCAAGCGTATCAAGATGCTACTTCTTCTGGACATACGGCGCTTGACTTACGTTCTGACGCAACTGCTGGTACTCGTTATTTGATTCGTGGCTACAACGACGCCGCAGGAACGCCAACAGAAGTTTTTTCAGTAGGTGCTGACGGGACGGTAACTGCTGATGGTTTGACTGTTGATGGTTCAACCACTGCTTCAGTAAGTATTCTCGTTGAAAACACATTAGCATCTGGAGATGCTGATTCCGATATCAATATTAAAACTGCCAGTTCAGGTGGCGAGCTAAGGATAAATTTTGATCATCCTTCGGCTACGAGTCCGTCTTTTATTCAAGGAGATGACAGGTTAAATCTTGCCCCTAACGGCACTGTCGCAATGACTTTAGAAAACAACGGAGACATCAGCTTCTACGAAGACACTGGCACGACTGCAAAGTTCTTCTGGGATGCTTCGGCAGAGTCGCTGGGGATTGGTACGAGTAGTCCTGCCCAACCTATAGAAATACTAAAGACAAGTGCTGCTGCTGTTGTTCCTATGATTCAGCTTCGCAATGGAGATTCTACTGCTGGTTCTGGAACTTCCATAAAGTTTATGCACAGCACAGTCAGTAATGCTACCTCTGGAACGTGCGAACTAGAATCAATTAGATACTCTGGAAATTTAGGCGCTTTAACTTTCAAGACCTCAAACAACGGAGGTACTGTCACGGAGCGCATGCGTATTGACGATACAGGCGTTGGCATCGGACGAACACCTTCATCCAAAACGCTTGAAGTAGAAGGTACTACCAGTAATTACAATACTATGCTGGTTGCTGATTCAGCATCAGGAACAACAGGCACTGGTGGCGGCATAGGCTTTCAATCAGACAACGGATCGGGGACTAGCGTTTTAGTCGCAGCAATCCAAGGCATCAAAGAAAACAGCACCGCAGGAGATCAGAGTGGTGCTTTAGTATTTGCAGTTAAAAGCCCATCGCCACATACAGTGGATGAAGCCGTGCGTATCGATTCAAGCGGGCATGTCATTATCCCTGCAGGAGTGACACTAGGCACAGCAGCAGGCACCTACAACGCAGCCAATACGCTAGACGACTACGAAGAAGGGACGTTTACTCCTGAGCTTCGAGACGCAACATCAGGCGGCAATACTGCAACAACAACGCACAAGTACGGTAATTACACAAAAGTTGGAAACCTAGTAACTATATGGATGCACTTTAGAAATATAGATACAACAGGAATGACAAGCGGAAATGCCATAAACATCACAGGTTTACCCTTTACTGCCGCCAGCAATATGTATACATCTAGCGTTGTTGCCACAGACAGAGTTACTTTTAGTGGTAACTACTTAAGTTTTTCTTTAACTGAAAATGCAACGTATGGCCCAATTTCAATTATTACTTCGAACGCACAAGATGCCTCATTGACTGTTGCTGCAATTGACGGAACTGGCTCTGACATTCAAGGAATTTGCGTTCAATATAGAACAGCCTAATTATCTCAAGTGGACTCTTGAGACGGACCAAAGGAGAAACAAATGGCTTTAACAGAAAGAACAGTCGAAGACAAAATTGAAATCGTCGGAGACTACAAGCACGTTCAGGTACGCACTGCGACCGTTATTGAACGAGATGGTGTTGAGATCTCACGGTCTTTCCATCGTCACGCATTATCACCAGACGCTGACATCTCAGGAGAATCTGCTGAGGTTCAAGCAGTCTGCAACGCTATGTGGACACAAGAAGTCAAAGACGCTTACGCAGCACACGTAGCATCACAAGGAGTCTAATGATGGTTACATGGACAATCTCAACACTTGAACGTGAGCTATCTGACGGTGGTGTCATCGTTGCCCACTGGAGAGCTACTGATGTAGACGGAGACTACTCTGCATCATCCTACGGCACTTGTGGGTTTACTTATGACGCATCTGCTTCTGACTTCACGCCTTATGACGATCTAACGGAGTCTCAGGTATTAGGCTGGTGCTGGGCTAATGGTGTTGACCAAGACGCTATTGAGGCATCTCTAGCAGCCAAGATTGAAGCCGACAAGAACCCAACTCAAGCGAATGGAGTGCCTTGGTAATGATCGACATCTGGACAATTGTAAACATCTTCACCGCTGTCGTTACGCTGGCATCAGCTATTGCAGCAGTCACGCCTACGACTAAGGATGACGAGTTCATCGCTAAGTACCTAAAGCCAGTCATTGACGCGCTTGCGCTGAATGTCGGTCACGCGAAAAAACAATGACCGAAGACGAGCGCAACCTCGCACTTCAAGCACTCCAAGAAATCGCTCGCCATGAGCGTGACTGCGGAGAGAGATACGGAGAGGTTGTGGCTGAGTTGAAAGAGTTAAGAAGTCTAACAACGAAACACGCGGAACGATGGGAACGCCTTGCTTGGCTGGTCATCGGAACCGTCCTCTCAACAGGTATCGTTGCCTGGTCTAAATTGTTGTAAAAGAAATGTTTGGGTTTGGTGCAGAGGCTGCCGTCATTGGCGGGATCATCTCTACACTGAAATCCTTGAACGACTCTCTATCGGTCGTGAAAGAGGCGGGCGCAAACGCCAGTCAATTGACAAATTTGGTCGGGAAGTACGCCTCGCTCGACCAGCAGATTCGAGACATCGAACGAGACAAAACGGGCGTCTTGAGTGTGCGCGATGCCACTACCCTCAGAATGGCCAAAAGACAGGCCGCTAACTTCGAGCAGATGCTGAAAGATTCACTCTTGATGAACAATTTGGGTTCAGAGTGGAGAGCGTTGATGGCAGACGTTGAAGCTAGCCGCGCAGCTCACGAGAAG